AGTTGCTGGAAGTTCTGCATCACCATCTGAGCAGTTTGCATCTAAGTTTCCTAATGTCCAATTTCAGAATCTTGGTGGAACTGTTCAGCCAGTTACTACTGGCAATCCTAAAATTGCTGAAACTGCACCAGGTACTAAAATTGGAGCTGGTTTACCAATTGGTCCAAATCCAATGCAACCAGGTGTGACAACTGTAAATGGTATTATTGGACAGTATGATTCAACTGGTAAATTTGTGCCATTTAATGTACAGCCTGGTCAACAACCTGGCAATCTTTCTATGCCAGGCATGGTGCAAACTCCTGCTCCATCTGCAGTTGGGCAAAATAAAATGCCATCAATTGTAAAAATTGACAATTTTTCTGCTCCTGGTCAACAAAATACTCAAGAAGCTGCTAGATATCAAATTGGTGCAGATGATTTTAATAAAATTCAAGAAAGAGCAACACTTGCAAGAGAAAGTTCATTGGATGCAGCAAATATAAAAAGAAATTTAGCATCTGCTTCGGGTGGTAAACCAGGTCAAATTATGAGGGATACTGGACAAGTTCTTTTTGGAGATCCGCAAAAAGATTTGTTAGTTAAAAATTTGGCGCAAAATGCTTTAAGACAATCTGCATTAATGGGCGTAAAAAATCAAGCAGCAGAGGGAGATGTAAGAACTGCCAATGGTTCAGAACAAATTACTGCTGAAGCATTAGCTCACATTGTTGAACGTATTGAATCTACTAATTTGGCTGCTGAAAAATACAATCAAGCCTTAATAAAATTACAAGAAAAACACGGAAAAGACAAAGCATATTTAAATAATGATAATTTTAAAGCTGCTTGGGGCAATGCTTATGATCCAGTTGCATTTATTATTCAAAATACAAATCGTCAAAATATATCACAAAAAGACAAAGATAGAATAATTGATTATTACACTCATGACATGAGCCAAAAACAATTGGATGATTTACATAATTCACAAGTAAGATTAAAACGTCTTGAGCGTGGAGATTTTTGATGGCTATATCAACAAGCCCATATGATTTAGACCCTGATGTAGCGGTCATTAAAAAACGTATGCCAGTAAATATACCTACTGGTAAAAGTTCAATGTATGGTAAAAATCCTAATCTACAACCAGATGAAGAATATAGTTACGATACTGATCCAGATATAGTTGCTTTAAAGAAAAGAAAAGAAATATCTCCAGAAGAATTAGATAAAGGTGGATTTTTGCCATCTTGGTTAAAAGGAGCGGGAGAAGCAGCAGTACACAGCATAGCTTCAATTGCATCTGTGCCTGTTAGCGCAGCTGCTGGTATTTACGGAACTTTGACAAGTGGTAAGTTTGGTACTCAAGAAGGTATCCAAGCTGGTAATGCTTTGGCAGCAAAAGTACAACAAGCAATGCAAAATGCTGGTACTCAACCGACTACTGAAGAAGGTAAAAATTATTTAGAAAATTTACAATCTGCATTTGAAACTTCAAAAATACCTTCAGCTGCACCTGAATTAGCTGGTTTAACTGCTGAACGCCAGATGGCATTTAAATCAGGAATTAATGCAAAACAACAGTTAAATTCACAATTTGCAAATATTAAAGCACCTAAAATTAAAATTGAAACTGTGCCAGGTTTAAGAAGTGCAGGAGCTGCAGCAACAGAAACTCCTGAAATGATCCAAGGCAATATCAATTCTGCACTCGCTAAATTTGATCCTAATAGTCCTGTAATTGAACATATTTCTAAACAAGCACCAGAAAACGTTGATATTAATTCTTTAGAAACAAGAGCTTTAGAAGAAAAACATGGCGTTGATCTATTAAAAAGCCAAAGAACAAATAATCTTTCAGATTATGTTCAAGCATGGAATCATAGAGAAGCTAATGGACTTTCTTCTGATTTTGCACAACAACCTAAACAATTAGCTCAGGCTTTTGAAGAATCAAAACAACGTCATGCTCCAAGAATACATGCTGATGCTGACGCATCTGAACTTGGTCAACATGAAATAAATGGTTTAGTTGAAAAAGATAAATTAAGATTACAAAATATTAAAAACAAATATTTAAATTTAAAAGATTCATATAACGAAATAAAGAAAAATTTAGGTTTAGAAGAATCAAATGATCTACCATTAGACGGAAAATCATTTGTTGAAAATTCTAAGAAAACTTTAAATTCTGAAATGTTTACTGAAGATTCAAGAAAAAGTATTGATGAATTATTAAATAAAATAGAAAATAAAAATGGTGTAATGACTTTTCAAGAATTTACAACATTAGACAAAAGGTTAAGTGAATTAAGTAAATTTGGTAAAGGAAGTGAAAAAGAAGCAGCTAGATTAACTAGAGAGCATCTTAATAATATGGAATTAACAGAAGATGCTGCGCCTTTATATCCATTACTTAAAGATGCAAAAGCAACAGCAAAAGAAAGATTTGATGTAATTGATTCTAATCCAGCCTATGCTAAAGCAATAGGAGAAGGTAAAGATTTAGAAGGTGGTACATCACAAGGTGAAAGTTTAAATGCGGCAAAATTTCATAGACAATATGTTTCTACTGCTACACCTGAAGCAATTAGACGTTTAAAAGCTGAATTACCAGAAGATCATATTGCTCATGAAGCAATTACTTATGGTGAATTAGATAGAGCTAAAAAAGTATTAACTAATGCAAATGAATCAAGAGTTAAATCAGATCAATTTGGCGATTTTTTAAGAAATAATAAACCTATTTTAAAAGAAGCATTATCACCAGAAGCTATGCAAGATGTAACTGAAATAGGGCTTTTAAACAGCAAAATTGGTAAACCTGATGCTGGTACATTTAGTCATTCAAATACTTACAGTGCAATGTTAGGTGATTTTGCTGCAAATGGTTTATTAACTTTAGGCGAAAAAGCATTATCTGCAAAAACTGGTGGTTTATCTGCATATCCTGTATCAATGGCTAAAAAGTTTAAAGAAAAATTTGATAAAAATTCTTTTGCAAATGAACAAAGAAATAAATTAGGTGGACTTACTAAGGAACAACCATGAGTACAGAATCACCAATTGACCTTGTCAAATATGGAGTACTTTGGCAAAAAGTAGAAGATTATGAAAAAAAGTTTGATTCTATGGAAAGAAAAATAGACAAACTTGAGTTATCTATTGAAAAACTTGTTTCTATGGCTGATAAGTCTAGGGGTGGGTTTTGGGTAGGCATGATGGTTGTTTCAGGACTATCTAGCTTTGTTGGTTTCATTTCTCACTATGTCACTTTGAAATAACATGCCTTTCATGCTTGCCATCTCTGCTGTGAGTGCCATCAAGCAAGGGGTGGCAATCTACAAAGATGCCAAAAATGTTGGAAAAGAAGTTTATGGTATTTATGCAGAGCTAAGTGAGGGAGTTGGTAATTTCTTTGATCATCAAGAAAATGCCCACAAAGAATTAAAAGAAAAAGAAAAGAATCCTCCAAAGGGCAAAAGCATAAAAGCACAGGCTCTTGAGAATGTCATCAAGAAAAAGCAACTCCAGCAAGCTGAGTATGATTTAAGGCAACTCTTAACTTATCAAGCTCCTCCAGAGTTGGGTGCTTTGTGGACAGATTTTCAAGAGGAAAGAGCAAGACTTGAAAAAGACAAATTTAAGTATGAACAGGCTCAAAAAAAAAGGATGAGCAAGAATATTACAGAAAAGCAAGAAACAAAGAAAAATGGGATTTTAGAATTGCAATATGCATTGCAGTCATGGTGGTCATCTTCACAGTTGCAGGCTTAATGTATTACATCCATTGGGATTATCAGATAAATAAAGTAGAGGAACAATGGCATATTGAGTTTATGAAAAAGTTTAAACCCAATAGCAAAGAGTATGAATGTTATAAAATTTTTCAGGAAACAGGGTATTCACCAAGATACTGTAACTAGGAGTTAATATGGATTGGTTAAAGACAATTGCACCTACTATTGCCACTGCACTTGGCGGCCCCTTTGGGGGTCTTGCCTATGAAGCAGTTTCTAAAGTCTTAGGTATATCTCAAGATGATGCTCAAAAAATGCTTACTGATGGAAAACTTACTGCTGACCAAATAGCAAGTGTCCAACAAGCAGAAATAGCTTTGAAGGCAAAGGCACAAGAATTGGGTTTAGATTTTGAAAAATTAGCTGTTGAAGATAGATCATCTGCTAGAGCTATGCAAACTAATACTCATTCTTTTATTCCTCCAACATTAGCTATTATTGTTACTCTTGGATTTTTTGGAATATTAGTTGGTTTAATGATGGAAACATTCAAAACATCAGATGCCTTGCTATTAATGCTAGGTTCACTTGGCACAGCTTGGACTGCTATCATGAGTTTTTATTTTGGTTCTAGTGCAGG